ATTTCACAGGTACCACAACTGTAACGGTTACTGCTTCGTAACCATTCCAAATGGGCTGGCTTCTTCGGCCCATTGATAATGATTATGGAGACCACATGACGCCGTATAAAGAGATTGGTGAGTGCCTCATCACGGTTGGTGAGGATGAGTATTTCTTCCGCCCGTCATTCGCTGCTATGTCCCGCATCGGGGAGCCCCACGAGATTGTTCAGACCTTTGCAGACCTGCACCACGATGAGCTGACTCCGCTTATAGAGCGAGCAACTGACGCATATGGACACGTTCCGGCCTGGCTAATCGAGCACATCCGCAACTGCAGTTATGGCAAGCGGGCGCTTATGGCTGCCATGACTGTGATGCAGGCTTGCTGTGAGGATGATTTGTCGGCGCTTATAGGTGAACTGCGCCCGGCCAGAGCGAAAGGCAGGACATTTAAGCGCCGCATGGGCCTGATTGGTGACTTTGAGCTGCTCCTAATCGCTCAGTCCCTGATAACACACGGCATCATCGGTAAGGCAAAGGTTCGTCAGTTACAGCGCCATGAAAGCGGCAAGGCAACGACAGAGTTTAATGCTTTTGACTACGTCAGTGCGGCCCGCAATCATTTCAGCATGAATCGCTCAGAAGCCGAGCAACTAACGATGACCGAGTTTCAGCACATGCTTGCAGCGAAGTACCCTGACCAGAAGGGATTCACTCGAGAGGAGTATGAGGCTGTTGCGGATGACTATCTTGCTAAAAAGGCGAAGAGGCTGGCGAAGGAAACCAGAAGCCAGCCTATCGATCTTATTACTTCTGCCTAAAGTCGTTATCCCACTTTTTATTTCGTGAGGATACTTCAACAGCCATTTCCCCGACAATAATATTCAATGCAAGGCTTAGTTTAAGCTTGTTGCTCGACTCTTCAGAATCAAATGTTGCATATCCGAGATATTCACCACTTTCATTGAATGTCTTAATGTAATGTTTCCCGGTTAATTCCTTGCCTTTGGATCCAAGATGGTTGTCAAGGTTACTCCGGATGCTGGCAATCTTGCTGTCCGGGATTTCCTGCCTTGAAGGATTATGGGCAATATCATTTCTCAATGTGTTGATGACTTTGAATGCTTTATAGAGGCCATCGGGGAGGCCAGTGTTTTTAGCTAATTTTAGCTTAGAACTGCATTCAATTAGCAACTGACTGCCATCATCATCGAATAATTGTGGAAAACCCGTGGAGGCACAAACCCAAGCCTCAACCATTTTCTCGCATAGAAGATGGACTCTCAAAACCGTGCCGGTTGAATCATCCGTTTGGGATGCTTTAATCACAAAGTCATTAACATCAATGGATGTGAATACATCCATATAAATTTTGGCGTCCAATCAAGCCTCCAGTGGTTTATAGTTTTACTCAATTCAGGAAAATATAACTCAATTAGCCTCGCTCCGGCGGGGTTTTTTTACGCCCGGAGAAAAGCGAATGGCAGGCGAACAGCAGGTTGGCAACATCGTTTATGAGATTGAAATGAATGTCGCCAGGCTTATCGAAGGGCAGCGGCAGGTAAATGATCGCCTTAACAAATTAGACCAAGGCTTTAACAGCACAGCCAAATCGGCTGGGAATGCGGAAAAGTCGTTTTCATCATTAACAAGAGTGGCAACAGCGCTTTCAGCAGCTATCTCGGTGCAGCAGGTTGCAGAGTATGGAAATGCCTGGGTAACGGTTAGCAATAAACTGGCGAACTCCGTCCGGGCTAATGAGCAGCTTGCTGATGTAACCCAGCGCGTCTTCGATATCTCACAGAACACCCGGTCAAGTATTGAGGCTACCGCCACACTGTATGGTCGGCTGGAGCGCTCTACTAGAAGCGCAGGTACCAGCACTGGCGACCTCATTAAGCTCACCGCGACCATCAACAAGGGCTTGGCTGTCTCAGGTGCAACGACCGAAGAAGCAAGCTCGACAATGACACAGCTTTCTCAGGCGCTCGCCTCCGGCGTTCTGCGTGGCGAAGAGTTTAACTCTATCTCTGAAAACGGAAGCCGCCTTGCTGTTGCGCTGGCTGATTCACTTGGTGTCACAATTGGCCAATTGAGAGCGATGGCAGCAGAGGGAAAACTCACCACAGAGGTTGTGGTTAATGGTCTGCTAAAGCAAAGCGATGCGATCGCAAAAGAGTTCGCTAACACTGCCCTTACCATGGGGCAGGCATTTACTGTTGCAACCAACAACATCACCAAGTTTGTAGGTGAGAGCTCAAGCGTCAGTACATCTATAAAAATCTTCAATCAGGGTGTTATCTCTCTCAGCGAGAACTTAGATATTGTCGCTAACGTAGTTGCAGCAGCCGCAGTAATGTTTGGCGGTAGATTTACTGGCGCTCTGGCTATGGCAACGAAAGCAAGAGTAGATGACGCACTGGCAGCCAGAGCGCAAGCGGTAGCTACCGCACAATCCACAGCAGCCACTGCCACTTCAGCTACCGTAGTCGCCAGAAAGGCACTGCTGGATAAAGAGTCCGCCTTGTCTTCGCTGGCACTTGCGCAGGCTGAGTATAACGTTGCCAAAGGCTCTTCGGCTGAGGGCTTTGCTCTGCAGAATCTTAATGCTGTTAAGTCAGTGGCCATCCAGCGCTCTGCCTCATATTCAGAGGCCCAGATTGCGCAGGCTGCCGCAACCAGAACAGCTACCGCTGCAGCAGTGACAGCCACAACCACCATTAAATCACTTGCCAATGGCGCACTTGCTCTTATCGGCGGCCCTGTTGGTGCGGCAGTTATAGCAGCCGCTGGAATCTTCTACTTCTATCAGAAGATGCAGCAGGCACGGCAGGAAAGCATCGATTTTGCTGACAAGCTCGATGGCGTCATTGCCAAAATGAAGAGCATGAGTCAGGTTCAGCTTGCTGCTGAAATCGACAACGCCAGCAAATCAATCCGTGCTCAGGCTGAAGCCTTAAAAGATAACCAGTCCACACTTGAGGCTAACGAGCTTCAGCAGTCGCGGTTACGTCGAACTCTCGGATCTCTTGAAGAGGGCAGCCTTCTCTATAAAGTCACGCTCTCTGAGCTGTCTGATGTTCAAAGTGAGCACACACAGTTGATGGCGCAGAACGAAACTGCGCAAGAAAAGCTCAGTCAGACCGTCAGTAAAACCGGCATTCTTCGCGCCCAGATGAATGGCACATTTGCTCAGGGGATCGATTTACTAAAACGTGACGGCGACGCTGCTGGCGTTGCTAGCGGTCTGATGAATCAGTTCGGTCATGCAATCGACTTCGCCAGCCGCGCAAAGGACAAGTTCAACTCTACCAGCCTGCAAATCCCTCGCAGTGATAAGGCAGATGCTTACAACAAAGATCTGGCTGATGAAAACACGCTTCTTGCTATAACCGATAAACGCCTCCGCGCCGTAACCAAGGCTCGGATGGAGGCAGCGGATAAAGGTGGCAACCAGAATCAGGTTAACGCCGCAGGTCAACTGGCTGGGGCGCAGTACGATCTTCAGGCAGCAGAGGCAGCTAGGAATAAAGAAACGAAGGAGGGATTGGCGGCCGGTAAGAAAGCTGAAACACAGGCTGAATCAATTGCGCAGAAGTTGGCCAACCTGAAGCAGCAGTCAGAGCTGGCTGGCGACTCAACTCGCGAGTTAAGTCGCGAGCAGGCAATTCTGACGGCCCAACAGTCTTTGGGTAGCGCGGCAACGCAGAACGATATCAAACTTGCTGGCCAGTATGCTGCAGCGAAGTGGGATACCAGTAACGCTATACGCGCCCAGGCGGCTGCAGAGAAGCTGCTTCCGCAGGCTAAAGAAGATGCAGGCTACAAGCAGGATGTTGCCGATCTGCAGGCGGCATTGTCAGCCAAAAAGATTAGCCAGGAGCAGTACAACGAAACCGCTGAGCGGCTTGAGCAGGAGCATCAGGTTAACCTCGCGAAGATCCGCGCCAATCAATCCGTGACACCACAGCAGCAGGCTGCCGGCGCAGTTGACCCTGTGCAGGCGCTGGCGAATGAAAACGCTCAAAAGTTGGCACTTATCCAGCAGTTTGAGAGCCAGAAAGTCCTCACTGAGCAACAAAGCCTTGCACTACGCAATGCGGCAAACACTCAGTACGAGCAACAGCGCACTGCTGCAATGTGGACCCTCTTTAGCCAGCAAAACGCCGGTAATGCCGCACTAGCAGAAACGTTTGAGTCCCTTCAGGGCAATGCGTCAAACGCTCTGACAGGCATTGTAACCGGCAGCATGAGCGCCCAAGAGGCTATGTCCTCTCTCACCAGTAATGCGCTTAACAGCTTGATCAATTCCTTCGTTCAGATGGGGGCAGAATGGGTTAAGTCTTCAGTAATCGGAGCGGCAGCTCAAACTACCGCTATCACAACCACAACTGCGGCATCTGTTGCTGGCACCGCCACCACCACCGCAGCAAGCACTGCAGCCGCCGGCACCACTATGGCCGCATGGTTGCCAGCAGCACTTGTTGCTTCAATCGGGTCATTTGGTGCTGCAGCAGTCGTTGGTGGCGGCGCATTACTGGCTGCGTTCGGCTTGATCGCAGGGCTTTCAGGCAAGCGTAAGAACGGTGGCCCGGTATCGGCAGGCTCCATGTATCAGGTAGGCGAGGGGGGCATGCCTGAAATCTATCAGGCCAGCAGTGGCAAGCAATACATGATCCCCGGCGATAACGGTTCAGTGATAAGCAATAAGGACATGATGTCATCAGCAGGCGGCTCAGGTGGGGTAGTAATCAACATTCAGAACTACACCAGCGCCACGGTTGATGCTCAGGCCAATAACACAGGTGGCGGGCTGACAATAGACGTCATTGTGGCAGACCTGAACCAGGGCGGGCCAATCCGGCAGGCAATAACCCGCAACACAACAGCATCAGCGAGGGCTACAGAATAATGGCTATTGATTATCCTGACTGGCTCCCGCTGGCTCAGAAGTCTAATAAAAACGTCACCAGTGATACGGGTTTCCGCACTGACCAGCCACAGGTTGGTGCGCCAATCTTCCAGAAGCTTACTGACGACCTTAAATCCTCATTCAGCCTGACATGGATATTCACGCGCGATCAGCACCGTGCCTTTTACCAGTGGTTGCGCAGTCCTAACTATCTGGATAACGGCAATCAGTGGTTCAGCATGAGGTTGTCGACCGGGACAGGCGATTCGGGATTGGAGGTGCAGGAGCTCCACTTCACAGCGTATCCAACATGGAACCAGAGCGGCTCAGTTTTCACTTGGACGGGTAGCGTTATTGCCCGAGAGCTGAATAACTCAGATGACGGCTTTGAAGATATCTTGCTTGAGCTTCCGCCGCCATGGGGTAACTGGCTGGATATTGTCGTCACTGGTTATCCCGATGGAAGGGATATGGAATCATTACCAAGGGTGCCTTAATGCCGACATTCAGAGAATTCAAAAGCCAGCGGCCCAATCGGGTGCTGTTTGATACATTGACTTTCTATAACCAGACATTCGGTTATATCAGGCTAGTAGACAGGCAGGTGTTCCCAAAAACTTTTGCCGGTCAAATCTATACACCGTGCCGCATGGAAATCAACGAAAGCCAGCAGAGCAGCACGCCTGTGATTGATTGCAGCGTAAAATTCAGCCGTCTTGCACAAGATTTTAAGCAGCAACTTAAGCTCTGGCGAGGGTATGCTCGCATCACTCCAATTTCTGCCACATACCAGCGATTTGACTCTGCGGATATGAATACTCCGCTGAAGCCATGGACGCTATACGTCAACGACGTCAGCATGGATCAGAGCGATGTAACCGTTACGTTGACGCTAAAAAATCCGCTTAATAACAACATTGGCCGGCTATATACGCCTGAGGAATTCCCGGGGTTGCAGAATGCTTAAGCCTGAATTTATTGAGAAGGTGATGGGGGCTCCATGGAGTGATAGGTCATGCACCTTTGAGGCTATGGATTGCTGGGCGCTTGTAGTTCTCTACTACCGTCATGTGCTGGGCGTAGAGATTCATCATCATCCTGACTACGAATCTGGCGCTGACTTCCTGACGTGCTTTACAGGTGAGGTCGTTTACTGGCGGCAAACGGAGGTCTTCAGTGAAAACGGAATCTTTATTGCCTGGTACGGCAGCCAACCTGTTCACGTCGGACTAACTCTTGATGGGCGGGCCTTACATAGCCGCGGAGAGAGCGGGCATGTGCGCTCAGACAGCATCCGAACAATACAAAAACTATTTACGCGCGTGGAGTTCTTTAAGTATGCCAATCGTCCAGATTCAGCGTGTTCCTGGGTTGCCGAAAGAGAGAGTTAAAGCCCCTGCGGGTGTGCCGTTCAATGAGTGGCTGGCAGGCCAGAATCTTCATAACGAACTACGCATTAGCGTTAACGGTCAGGAACTGCAGGACGATGACGATATCGGTTTCAGCCTGCAAGAAGAAGACCGGGTTATCATCTTCGACCAGCCTAAATCAGGCGATCTGGCTAAAACCCTCCTAAACCCGCTCGAGCACTTCAACCCGATAAAGTTTACTCAGAAAATCATGAGTGGGCTAATCAAGCAGCCTGGGGCAGGCAATATCGGGCAAAGCAAAACGTCATCGAATAACAGCCTTAAGGGTCAGTCTAACCTTGCCCGAAATGGTGAAGCCAAGCCTGACAATTACGGTCTCATCAGGTCGTTCCCGGATCTTATTCAGGAGTCGCTCTTCGAATATTCAGGAAATCTGAAATACCTGACAGAGTTCATGAACTTTGGCATTGGAACATACACGATCAGCTCAGTCAGATATTCAGAAAGCAACCTAGGATCAATGGCCGGAGCCTCATTCACCATTTTTAATCCAGGTGATGCTATCAGCACCATAAAGGAGGGCTATCAGTTTGATGATGTTGATGGGCAGGAGGTGCCAGGCAAGAACGAGTCTGATGATTTCCCTATTGAGAGCGCCACTGCTAATGCGGTAGTGAGCGGCAGTTACTCAGGCGGTCAAATCCTGATGAAGATAGTAAAGCAAACAAGCTTCGACTACTTCATGGGTTTAACCTTGCCTCACGCTGTATCATTTGTAGTTAACGCCACATATCCCACGGCTAGCGGAAATGTAACCCAGGATTTTACATTATCAGGCAACCTCATCTCCGCAACTGAAACCTCTGACGGGGCGGTTATAGCACCTACTTATTTCTATAACTTCGTAATAGATAGTATTGAGGGATCAAACGCCTCATACATATCAACTGCGACGATAAATACAACCAAGTTTATACTGAACGACAATCAAGCACTGGCGATTGGCCCCTTCTTTTCACCAGTAGAGTCCTCTCAGCTCTGGCTTCATACTCAGTCAGGGCTTGGCGGTAAAAGTGAGACTAACTGGCAGGTAACAATATGGAAGGTGAACGACGACAACGTTCAGATACCGGGCACCACTCAACGATTCTCATACCGCCAAACGACGCCGCATCAATCTACATCTGATACCTTTTATCGAACCGATAAACTGGTGCCGGCTGGAGGTTATGGAAGATATGCTGTGACATTCCAGCGAACAGATAATAGCGGCGACAACAGCAAGCTAAAGGTTGAAGCCATCCACAGCGTGAATACCCGTAATAACGTCAGCTACCCTAATGACACGCTCGTACGCGTTACGGTCAGACAGACTGAGAATGCAACCAGTGCGCGCGACAGGAAATATAACGCTTTAATCAACCGGCACGTCATCACTTACAACCTGAGCACGCAGAAAGTCGACTACGCAATCAGGGCCTCGAGAAAGTTTGCAGATATAGCGCTGCACAATTGGCTGATTATTGGTGGACAGCCGGAAAGCTCAATAGACATATATGGACTCTATCAGATTCAAGCTGAACTCGATGCCAGAGACTCACGGCTTGGCTATTTCGATTACACATTTGATGATGAGGATGTTTCTCTTGGGCAGAGGATGGAAACTATATGTGATGCGGCCGGGGTTAGTGTTTACTGGGATGACAGCGTTCTATCTTTCACGCTAGATACAAAAAGAAGTGTTCCAGCAACTGTTTTCAACAGGTCAAATACCGTTGAGGCAGGATACTCTTTGAGTTATGACATGACATTGCCTGGCGGCTATGACGGCGTCGAGGTCCAGTACCGCAATCCGGTAACCAACAAGCAGGCCTACGTACGCTACCGTGTGCGAAATAATCAGATAGAAGCAGGACAGCCGCTCAAAGCTAAGAAATTTGAAATGATGTACATTCGTGATGGCTTCCAGGCTGACTTTCGTGCGAAGAAAGAGTGCCAAAGATTGCTTTATTCTCGTATGAGCATGGCAATAACAGCCCTTGCAGACGGTGAGTGGGTAAATGTCGGGGATATGGTTCAGGTGCCTGATAC